AGGTTACCGATAACATTTACACCAAAGATTCCACTTCCAAAGATTACTTCAGAAACAGCACCGATGGTAACAAAGGACATAAGTAGATGAGCTATGTCATCAACCCACCCTTTGACGAGTGTTATGACTTCCTTCATTGGTTAATCTCCCGTTAGTTATTGTCATATGTCGGTTACTTTTCCGACAATAATAACTATTGTATATATTTCTTAAACGATTCCAGTATATATTTATATACGACTATTTTTTGGGTTGCCTATATTTATTAATGTAATAATATAGGTAATCTTATGGCAATAGATTTCGAAGTATTCGAGGGAAAAACCCTTTCAGATGTATTCAAGGACATCTACGATAATTCCAAACGAAATAAAGAACAATTAGAAGTCTTGATGAAAGAAGTAGTTCAGTTTATTAAAGATGGTGATACAGCTGTGCAAATCATTCCTATGTTGAAAGAGTATTTAGAAATCAATGTAAAGAATGATGAACAACTTGTTAAGTTGGCTACAGTTGTTCAAAGAATTGCAACTGCAAATAGTAAGGGTGATTCTGCAGAAGAGTTCGGATTATCTGATAAAGAAAAAGAACAGTTATTAAGAGATATAGAAGACGTTGCCAAGGGAACACAAGACATAACAGATAATATCACAATACCGAAAGAAAATTAAATGGCGTTTATTAATAGGAAAGATGACAATATACTTCCTTCCAAAAAAATTATTTTTACTGCGTCACAGCTTAGAGATTATTTAAAACAAGTAGAACAAGATATTAAGTTTTACGAGTTAGAAATGGCTGAAGTTGTTGAGGTTCATTTGGATGAAAATAAATCTTCATTTCCAAAAACGTCTGAAGGAAACCCAAACTATGCTTATATGGGTGGAATCTTAGCAAGATTTATAACAAGTGAACATGGAAAGCCAGTTGATTACTTAGAAGATTGTAAACCATTAAATCCTAATATTATGACCTATCCTCTTGTTGGTGAAATTGTTTATCTTACACAACTTCCAGGCACGATAGGTAATAAAAGTAGATTTTACTTTAGTCCATTTAATATTACTGGAAGTCCTTCTCGAAATTTAAAACCAAACATTAGTATTCTAAATAAAAGAAATCCTGAAAGGGTTTATCGAAGATATAAATCAGAAGACGAACATAAAGTAGTTGTCAATACCGATAGTGGTGATGACTTTCTTACTGGTTATTATCATCAACCAAAATCATATCCAAGATTAAGACCTGAAGAGGGTGATGTAATCATTGAGGGAAGATTTGGAAACACCATAAGATTGGGTGGTGATAAGGAAATGGAAGAAGAAGGAATTACCGAATCATCTAAAATAACTTTACATACAGGTTTAAAACAAGACTTTGTAAATAAAGGTGGTAAAGTACGTCCACAAAAAGAAAACTTTTTAAGAGATACATCTTCCACGATATCTATTGGGACTATGAATAAACAAAATATTTCTTTAGCATTTACACCTCAAGTAGATAATTTTGTTAAATTTCCTATGTCTGAAATATTTATTAACAGTAATCAAATTATGTTAAATACAAAAGGAGCTGGAAATATTGGACTATTAAGTAGTGGTAATATTTCAATCGGCTCTCTTGGTCAAACCGTAATAGAATCACCTGCAAACGGAGCTATAAAAGTTGGTGGAGATGACGCTTCAGAACCAGGTGTACTTGGTAAAGAATTAAAAAAGGTACTTGATATACTTTTAAAGGCTGAGATTCAAAAGAATACTGCAACCATTGGTAAAAATACAGCAGAGATTTTAGTTAAATCAAATGCTGGAGATATACCAGGAGCAACTAAATTAACTAAAGAGAACATAAAGTTACAAGAACTAAATACGGAAATGACTGGAATGATAGCTAGTGGCCCATATTTAAGTAAAATTGTAAAAGTAAAATAATAGGAGTTATTATGACTAAAAAGGGACTCGTAAAAATAATACGAGAAGTAGTTAAACTAGAAGTAAAAAAAGAAGTAAGTAAGATACTTATTAGTGAACAACGCACTTCAGCGGTATCTTCAAAAAAATCTAAACCTATTGTTAGAAAAAAACCTGTAAAGAAAGAAGTACAGTATACATCTAACACAGCACTAAACGACATTTTAAATGAAACCGTTGGTGGTATTGAGGGTAATAGAACTTCTGAATTTGATGAGTATCCAACAATGGGTGGTGGAGCATTCGATTCAACACGAGCAGCTGAATTGTTAGGATACGGAGATACTACGGGAGCTGGTAATGATAAAGAACTACAACGACAAGTTGGTGCAGTTCAAACTATGAAAGATGCTGGTGTAACTACAGATCAAGTTCCTGAAACTGTAATAAATGCTTTAACAAAAGATTATTCAGCTGTTATGAAGGCAATAGACCAGAAAAAAGGAAAAAATGGCGAATCATTTCGTCCATAGGAATAAATAATGGCGTCAATACGAGAATTAAATGAAAACGATGATGTATTTGTTGGAATTACACTTCCACTTAAACCTGGAAGAACTGGTCATTTTCAACAATCTAAAACTCTAAGAGAACAGGCATATAGTAATTTAAAAAATCTTATATTGACTGCCAAAGGTGAACGTTTAGGACAACCAACTTTTGGTTGTGATATTCAAACTCTAATTTTTGAACCTATCATAGAAACTTCGGCTGATACTATTGAGGAGTCAGTTAGAGATGCGGTAAGTAATTGGTTACCATACATAACAATTCAAAATGTGTTTGTTACTTTTGAAGGTCAAGATAATAACAGAATAAGATTACAAATTGAGTATTCGGTAACCATCGATGAACCAGATTCACTCGACACAATAACATTTAATTTTAATGTAGGAATATAAGATGCCAGATTATGGAACAAATAAAAAATCAATTTCTAAAGAAGTACGATACGTTGGTAGAGACTTTACTGCAATAAGACAGAATCTTATTGAGTTCGCTAAATCATATTTTCCAAACTCATACAATGACTTTAATGAAGCATCACCAGGTATGATGTTTATTGAAATGGCAGCTTATGTGGGTGATGTGTTGAATTATTATGTGGACAATCAATTTAGAGAATCTCTATTACATGCGGCAGAAGAAAAGAAAAATATTTATAAAATCGCACAATCACTTGGATATAAACCAAAAGTATCTCATCCATCAACTGCTGTTTGTGAATTCCGAGTAGAGGTTCCAGCAACCACCGATGATAATATTAATTACAAACCAGATTTAAATTATGCTCCAATCATAGATGGTAATAGTTTATTTGGTGCATCTAATGGTTCTGAATTCAGATTAATGGACGATCTAAATTTTGCAGCATCCTCTTCCCTTGATAGAACAGCTGTTCAAATTTCTAAACTGGCTGATAACGTACCAACTTATTACATTCTTACAAAATCAGGACTTGTAGAGTCTGGTAAAAGAACTTCCGAAACTTTTACATTTGGAAGTGCAGAAAAATTTAATACCATAGTTTTAAGTAATTCTAAAACTGTTGAAATTATATCTGTTACAGATTCAGATGGAAATAAGTGGTACGAAGTTCCTTTCTTGGCACAAGATACTGTTTTTGAATCAGTATCAAACTCTTCAGATAATGATCCTGAGTTATCAACTTTTTCAAATGACACACCGTATTTGTTAAAGTTGATTAAGTCTTCTCGTAGATTTACTACATATGTTCGTAGTGATGGAAAAACAGAATTAAGATTTGGTGCAGGTATTAGTAATAATCCAGATGAAGAAATTATTCCAAATCCAGATAACGTTGGTAGTTCACTTGCAACAGGTTTATCTAAACTTGATGAATCATTTGATCCAAGTAACTTTTTAAAGACACGTGCATTTGGTCTATCACCAAGTAATACTACTTTGACTGTGATTTATACTCATGGTGGTTCAGTTGACGAAAATGTTTTAAGTGGTGAAATAAATGCAAAACGAGTTGTTAATTTTACACTTAATGAAACTGGTTTAGATTTATCTGAAGTAAACGCTACGAAGAATAGTTTAGCGATTACTAACTTAGAACCTGCTAGTGGTGGTTCTGATGGTGAGACCGATACAGAGATTAAAGAGAATGCATTAGCATATTTTAACTCACAAAATAGGGCTGTAACAAAAGAAGATTATATTACGAGAGTGTACTCACTACCACAGAAGTTTGGAAATATAGCAAAGGCATATATAGTTCAAGATGAATCTATTTCAAATCGACAAGTTGTATCGGAAGATGGTCAGAGTACCACAACTGCAGTTTCTAAAATACCTAATCCGTTAGCTATGAATTTATATATGTTAGGTTATGATAGAAATCAAAATTTAGTTAGACTTAATAATGCAGTAAAAGAAAATGTAAAAACTTATTTGTCACAATATAGATTGATGACTGACGCAATAAACATCCGTGATGGATATATGATTAATATTGGAGTGAAGTTTGCAATAATCACACAACGTGGTTTTAATAAAAATGAAGTTTTATTTAATTGTGTAGAGACAATCAAAAACCACTTTGACATTAAGAAGTGGCAGTTTAATCAACCAATTATCACGAGTGATATTGCATATAAGATTTCATTAGTGGATGGTGTTGCGAGTGTTGTTCCACCAATAAATGATAATCCACAAAAACAATTAGTATTGATAGAAAATAAATATAAATATTCAGAAGGATATTCAGGTTATGTGTATGACTTACAATCAGCAACCAAAGATGGTATTATTTACCCATCATTAGATCCAAGTATATTTGAAGTTAAATTTCCAAACTCAGATATTGAGGGTAGAGTAGTAGGAGACATTTAATGTTTTATTTTGAATATCCATTAGTAGATGCAACACTATATGAGGCGACACCGAGTTCTTCGATAAATACAGGTCTCGATGAAATATTAGAAGTACGAAAAGATATGAATGATAGCGGTACTCAAATTGATGTATCAAGAATTTTAATTAAATTTAGTTACAATTATATTTCTTCGTCTGTACAAGATGGTACTATACCAAGTACTGCAAAGTATTATTTAAATCTATATGACGCAGCATCTACTGAGTTGGCAGTAGAACAAGAATTATACACTTACATTGTCAGTCAGAGTTGGGATGGTGGTACTGGTTACTATAGTAGAGATCCTATTAGAAGTGATGGTGCAAGTTGGAAGTATCGTGATAATGACACCACTAAATCTGAATGGGTAAGTGGTAGCACGACTCAAGGTGGTACTTGGTTTACTTCAAGTATAGGTGGAACTGATTCAGAATACAATGTGAGTGCATCACAAACTTTATATTATGAGACTCAAGATATTAGAATGGATATTACTGATTTGGTAAAGTCTCATATCTATTCAAGTTCTGCATATCCTAATAATGGATTCATTGTTAAGAGACAAAATTTACCCACATCTGGAGGTGCAGTAAGTATATTTGATCCTTCATTATCAAGTGGTTCTGCAGAGGGGGACACAACTTTTTATGGTAATCTAAAGTTTTTCTCAAGAGAAACTAATACAATCTATTCACCAAAATTAGAAGTAGAGTGGGATGATTCAAGTTTCTCGACTGGATCAAGTTGGTTGGCACCAATTTCATCATCAGAATTAGAAAACTTGACAGTTTATTTTAAAAATTTAAGAGATGAATATAGAGAGAAGTCTAAGGCTAGAATTAGATTTGTTGGACGTGAATTATATCCTGAAAGAGGATTTTCATCAACACCTGCAGCACTTACTGTTAAACATTTACCAAGTGGTAGTGGAGCTATGGGACATGGAACTTATTACTCTGTTAAAGATGCACACACTAATGAAACAGTAATACCATTTAGTACTGGTTCACTTGTTAGTTGTGATGGTTCTGGTAATTATTTTAATGTTTGGTTTGATGGGTTCCAACCCGAAAGACACTATAGATTTTTAATTCAAGTCATAAGTGGTAGTGGTGCTGACCAACAAAAACTGATATATGATGATGGATATGAATTTAAAGTTGTGAGGTCGTAATGGCTACTAATTATTTGAGTGCATCACTTTTGTCTGACACATATGGGACTATGTTGACAGCAGACGACAGAGAAAACGAACGACAGATATTATATGCTTTTGAAAATGCAAGAGTTAGTGGTTCACAAATAACTCCTGAAAATCTATTACGAGATGATAATGGATTACTACTGAGTTTTTCTGATTCGGAAAACAATGCAACAGAATATTACTGGCAACTTAAAAGAATACCTAACACAAAACCAAAAATAGTATCGGGAAATATTAATTCTATACTAAAAGAAAAAAGGGTATTTTCAGAATTTCAAAAAAGTGAACCAACTCCTGAACCATCAACATTATCTGATTTAGAAAAAACATTACAAGAAAAAATAAAATTATACGAAGAGTTAATAGCAGACGCACAAGGGGAAGATTAAAATGCCTGACGTAAAGGGATTATCAGACGGAGATAAATCGTTATTAAAATCATCACAAACAACTAAAAGTAATTTTGGTAAAGGTGCTGATTATGCGAGAATATACGTATATGATTACAAAGATGAATCATTAGTAACCACTTTTGATGCACCCTCTTCCGCGTTTCGTTTTGAAGGTAGTTCTATAGATATAAACATCGGTCAACATTTACGAAGTAATGGTATTACTGACGGTGAGTATCGTGTGGTTTATTATTTTTACAGAGCATTGGCTGGTAGTGATGGGACTATTACAGAACGAGGTATTACATATCCAAACAAATATTTTCTTTCAAGTATATCTAAGGATAGAACTGAAGTAGAAATAAGACCAAGTTCAGCAATTAATTTATTTGGATATCAAAATGGATTAGGTGCAGTAAATGGATTTAAATTATTTCAAAATGTTCCTAATGTAAATGCTCAATGGACGTTTTCAAATCCAGATCAAAATGAAGGTCAAATCTTATCTTTAGCAATCGCGGATAATGAACCTGGATTTACAAAAGATATGACAAATGGAACGATAACCATTCCTAAAGTTTACGAAGTAGAGGAAGTTATTCTACCACCAGAATTAACTGCAGATCCTAATTTTGATAAAGACTTAATTTCATATTCGGAAAACCCTACAGATATCCCACCAGTTGAGCAAGGTGGAGCTCCACCTCAACCAGCATCTCCATACCTACATAGTGACGGAAAAAAATATATTTGGACAAGATTTAATGAACCATTGTCAAGTGAAAAAGGTACTTCAGAGTATAGTAATCCTAATATTGTAGCACCATTTTATGGATGGAAAGAAGATGAAACATATGTTTCTTCAACAAAGACAATACGTACAAAAAGGGATTTTGTTGCCACTATAAGAAAGGTATTGGGTAAAACTCAATTACTACTGAGTAAAGATTGGCAACAAGGTAAAGAAGAAATTGAAAGTGAATCTACTGGTGAATTTCCTAAAGTAACAAACTCATGGTCTTCAAAAGTTTCATATAAAAATGGATACATAACATATTCAGAAAATAGAGTTGACGATTTAACCACCTATTTGATGGTTGAGGATGAGGCATACTTAATCACAAATGAGTTTACAGATTCTCAAGGATTTAT